CCGACTCTTTGATGAGTAACTCATAAGCACTTCCACTGTAATGTCACTTTTTCCCAGTGGCGTCATATCGTCTTGTCCCTAGGTCGAAATTGAACCCGAGTTTCCCATTATGACTTGTTAATGGTCTTATAATATTCTGGGCCGAAGACTGTCCGAACTTCTTCTTCAGATATGCGTAATACTCACTCCGCAAGTGTACTAGGGCTGGTATGTATACACACATACCGAGATACTACCTTATCTAATCTAATTCTTTCTTGTTGGTAATAACTACTGCAAACATTCCTTTGTAACCCTCCACTGGCTACAATGCTGCATACTCGTTGTCGGGACTGGGCCCAAAAGCCATTCTGGCTGCTTCGTAATCTTATGCTGTGTGCGATTTTTAAACGCCACGCAACACTCCTATCAATTCCGAAAAGTCTCTGAGTTTTCACTCCATGTTAATTTTATCTCGCGACTTTTACAGCGGCCGCGACTAACTGCCCATTCCACGACATGATTGCCGGAAAGAAGTGTGTGCTACGACACTGGTGATAAATTGGCCTCAATGCGCATGGGTGATTTGTAATTATGACCTTGGTCAAGGTCGAAAAGAGTTTCATAATTGCTCGCGTCTGCCAAAAACATGTAACCTTTCTCTAGGATCTCAAAGTATAATTTTTCCAGATCGTGCCCGTACCGCTCCTCGAACTTAGCGACGGTGAAAGGTGTCACCATTTTCGTGTAACTCAAGTTCTCTACTCGCCTGGTTTTGCATCCAACCAGTCAACTAAGTAGGTTGAGTACTTTCATCATAGAAGGTTGGTGTTTATATGTCTCCATCAGCCCATTCAATTTCGCTTAAAATCATAATCTGCATTTTTTCGAAAATTGGCGAGGGGTGTTGTTAGTCACCCACCCTAATTTAAATAATGAATATTTGGGTGGCTTAAAGCAAACCAATTTTCCATCTTGCACTGCAAATTGATTCTTGCAAAATTCCAGACCTTCTAAACTAGTGTTGTGGTCGGCGGTTGTTTGGAACCCTAGGCTTTTATAAGCATCAAACAATTCTTTCAAGACAAAAGGATCCTTACTACCTATCAACACGTCATCCCCCTCACAGATCACCTTATAATCTTTGACGCCTATCATTTATAGCGCACAACGGGCTAGCAGTATACTCACTATAGTGTTCCCATCAGCCGTTGTCATTTCGCCACTGGCTCTGGCCTTGTCCTGGTAGAATACAATCATGTCCTTCATCGCAGTGCTAATGTTAGCTGCTCCCGACAACTTGTCGAAAAAATTCAGCAATGTTGGTCCAGCATCTTTAATAATCTCTCTTTCGACATTCAGGTGTGCTTCGGTCTAGTGGCAGTCAAATCTCTTCATATCTGCTGTGACGAAGAATGTACAATCTTTCATAGTGGTCTCTATTCAGTCTAGGATCTCTGCTGGCGCTAAGCCTTTAATAATGCTATCAGATTTATAGAGGGTTTTCTGGATTATTTAGGTGATTGGTTTGATAATGGCCCTGGTACGTGCATCTACTGCACTAATAATCCTCGGGGCTGCATCCAACGTGTTGGTCATCTCATCCTTGAGGAACGATCCAATAGTCTTGACCGCTCTTACACCGTTGTCCCAGCTTTGATCCACCTGCCTTTTAAGTTTTTCCTTCTAACTCAAGGTATAGCTCTTATGGGCATCGATGGTGTCAACAATCTAATTCCTAAATTCATCATAAGCTATATCATCGAGCTCGCTGTGCTCTACCATTTCGATAACGAAATCTTTGACTACATCATTAAAAACACGGACTGCAGCCTGCGTTGGGAGGACTGATTTTGTCAAAACTCTCTCTTGCAACGCTTGATATGCGTTGTGACCACAGTTTTGGTTGAACTCTAGCTTGGTACCACTAAAACCAATCCCGACCTATACTGCCCACTTCATATTTTCACGGTCGCAACGTCCAGGGTGTTTTGCTTTCAGAAATTTTCCATAATCGACTTCTTTTAATTGTTCTTTCTAAATGCCGTGACATGTGCTCTAAAACCCATGAGGCTTCAATCGATGCCCTGTGCTATCGAAGAAAAGGTCCCCATTTTAATCACCATAGCCAATTGATTTTGAAGTGAATGGTTTCCAGGGGCGCGTATTGCCTTTCGCGACTAACTATTTGTCAGTATATAGCTGGTGTGGAGCTTAAGGCACGATGGGTTCGATGGGTGCATGATGGTGATTACTTGAACTGTACTTAGCTTTAGTCTGCATTCAGCACACATACTCATCACTAGCCCTTATTGCATTCAAACTTGCTTCATAGCTGCCTTTTAGTGGTGAACTAGACTACATAGATATTGGGTCATAAGCAAAAGCTGCAAGCAATTTGCCCAGATGGCCATTCATCACTCTTTTGTCCGGCAGTAACTCTAAGTCAGTCTATAACTACTCCCGCGCGTATCTGCCGAAATAACCATCATCATCACCCCGCTCGCCCATACAGTCTTCCAAATAAGCACAACCGTCGCATTTTTTGCCAGTGAAACGTCTTTCATGCTCCCCATCTGAACACAGCAGTGACGGGCAATCAAAAGTGACTCACAATGTTGCTAGTTCTTCAATACTACATTTTTCAGGTATATTAAGTTCCCTCGCCACTTTGGGAGCAAACCTGTAGGGTAAATAACCTCCTTTACTGTTTCTCCTCTACACATGTAAGCAATGACCTTAGTGTGCTAGTATTATTAGGGTTCACGCGTT